TTATACATTAGATGATATATTGCTTGACATTCAAGACAACTTAGGGTATAATAGCCCCAATTAAACGCCAATCCAAAGGAGGAATTATATGGCAGTATTAGAAGGAAAAGCCTACTGGGCTTCAGTAACAACACCAAACACTACGTTTGAACCTGTGTATACAGTTGATTTAGTAGTAGATAATGAGGTGGCAAATGACTTTGAAGCTCGTGGTTTCAAGGTAAAAGACTTGTCTGTAAAGGATGAGAATGGTGGGCAAACACCTGTTGGTAGAGCCTTAACAATAAAAAGAAAAGTTAATGGTCCGAATGGCATGGTAAGAAATGCACCTAAACTTTTTGACAAGGACAAGAATACTATGGATGACGTAGTAGGTAATGGTTCTAGTGTTAAGGTACAATACAATGAGTGGGAGACCGACAACAAGTTCGGTAGCTTCAAAGGTTTGGACTTCCAAGCTATGCAAGTTATTGATTTAGTAGCACTTAAAACTCAAGACGGTTCTGAGTTAGACCCATTTGGAGATGGGGAGGAATTTTAATATGATTATAAGTATTAAGAATGATGAAGGTGTTACATCTTATGATGTAAACAAAATAGAAAATGAAGAACTACAAAACAATGCTCGTATTACCATCAATAAGGTAGGACAATTGGAAGTTCTTTTAGAAGCTTTAAACTTTGCAAGTTCTGCACATAGGGGTAATCTTGAATCCCTCTTGAAGGATACTCCTGAAGCAGTGGTAGAGTCTGAAGAAGAAACAGTTGATGAGGAAGCTTCATCCGAAGAAGACTAATTAACGTTTCATATCTCCAATCGAAGCCACTCTCGTAAAACAGGGTGGCTTTTTTATTTAACAACGAGGGTAAATTATATGCAAGAACAAAGTAAATTTATTAAGTATCATGTTCCATGTCACGAATGTGGTAGCAAAGATGCAGTTTCTGTCAACGCTGACGGGTCTGCAAAATGTTTTAGTTGTGACAAATTTTATTCAAACTACGAGGGAAACGTAACGCCAATGACAAACTATATCAAACAACCAACACCCAAGCCACATGTAAATGTTCATGGTGGTATCTTTGCAAAGCTTACAGATAGAAATATCTCTAAAGAAACAGCAGAAAAGTATGGTGTTAAAGTTGTGTATGATGCAAATGGTCAACTAGCACAGCACCTTTATCCCTTCTATATTAATCATGAGCAATGTGCTACAAAGATTAGATATGTACGAGACAAACGATTTTCGTTTGATGGTACTATACAAGACTCAGGATTGTTTGGTCAAAACCTTTTCAAAGAAGGTGGTAAATATCTTACGCTTGTTGAGGGTGAATGTGATGCCATGGCTACATACGAACTACTGGGTAGTAAGTGGGCTGTTGTATCCATCAAACGTGGTGCTGCTTCAGCAGTCAAAGATGTAAAAGAAAGTCTTGAGTATGTAGAAAGCTTTGACAATGTTGTTATTTGTTTTGACAAAGACAAGGCAGGTATTGAAGCTTCTCAGCAGGTAGCTAGTATTATCAAGCCCGGAAAAGCAAAGATTGTTACGCTTCCTAATGGCTACAAAGACCCCAACGATATGCTTAACAAAGGCAAACATCAAGACTTTACAAGAGCATGGTGGGATGCACAGGTTTATACACCAAGTGGTATCATCAGGGTATCAGAGAAACAACATGACTTCCTAAACAGAGAACGTAAACAAAGTGTTCCTTATCCTTGGGAAGGTCTTAACAAAAAACTATTGGGTCTTAGAGCAGGTGAGCTTGTAACTCTTACAGGTGGTACTGGTCTCGGTAAGTCAAGTATCACAAGAGAACTTGAACATTGGCTCATCAATCAGACAGACGATAACGTAGGTATCATTGCCCTAGAAGAAGACTGGAAACGTACAGTCGATGGTATACTTTCTATCGAAGCTAGTGATAAACTATTTATTGACGGTGTACGTGATGAGTATGGAGAAGCTAGGCTAAGCCATATGTTTGACAAAGTATTTAGCAATGACAGAGTATTTATTCATGCACACTTTGGTGCTAACGATATTGATGCTATCTTTGCAAAGCTTAGATATCTTATTGTAGGCTGTGATTGTAAGTGGGTAGTTGTTGACCATTTACATATGCTGGTAAGTTCTATGCTTGATGGTGATGAACGTAAAGCTATTGACAGTATCATGCACAGACTTCGTAGTATGGTAGAAGAAACAGGTGCAGGTATTATACTTGTTTCACACTTACGTAGAATAGAAGGCAACAAGGGACATGAGAACGGTATCAGTGTAAGCTTATCTCACCTACGTGGTTCAAATAGTATTGCACAGTTATCTGATTCTGTTATAGCCCTTGAAAGAAATCAACAGTCAGATGATGATTTAGAATCACGAACAACTAAATTACGTATACTCAAGTCAAGATATACAGGTGATGTTGGTATGGCTTGTTCATTGATATACGACAAAGAAACAGGTAGACTATCAGAGTATGAGGACTTAGAAATACTTAACTCTAAAGAAGAAGATATTCTACCTTTCTAGGAGAAACATATGCAATTAGTATTTGACATTGAAACAGACGGACTAGACCCTTCAGTTATATGGTGTCTCGTAGCACAAGATGAGCATGGTAAGTTTCATCACTTCTACGAAGACACTCTTAACGAAGGTATAAAGTTCTTACAAAAAGCAGACAGGCTTATAGGTCATAACATACTAGGGTATGATATACCTGTAATTAAAAAGCTTACTGGTGTAGACTTATATCATTCAGATAAAGTTATAGACACACTTGTTTTATCTAGGCTACTTAATCCTACAAGAGAAGGTGGACACAGTATAGCTAAGTGGGGTTATAAACTAGGACTACCTAAGAAAGATTCTCCTGAATGGTCTGCATTTACAAAAGAAATGTTATCTTATTGTGAAAGAGATGTAGATATAAATTATAAATTATTTAATTATTTGAGAAAAGAATCTATTGGTTTTTCAAAAGAATGTATAAAGTTAGAACATAAAGTTACACATATTCTTGAACAACAAAAACAAAATGGTTTCTTATTTAATGATGAAGAAGCAATGTTTTTAGCTTCGGACTTAAGCTGTAAATTAAAAGAAACAGAAGATAAAGTACATGAAACATTTAAACCAATTTGGATTGATGATAAACTTGTTAAACCTAAACTAAAAAAAGATGGTAAACTTTCTAAACAGGGATTGACAGAACAAGAGTACTCTGATATAATAGATGGTACGCTTGAACAAAAACCTTTCATGAGGAAGACACTTCAAGAGTTTAATCTAGGTTCTAGAAAACAAATAGGACAAAGACTACAAGAACTTGGTTGGAAGCCAAATAAATTTACACCAACAGGACAAGCTATTGTAGATGAAAACACTCTTAAAAAGATTACTCACATAAAAGAAGCACAGCTTATAGCAGACTTCTTGCTATATCAAAAGCGTTTAGCCCAAGTACATTCATGGATTGATGCCGTAAATGAAGAAGACGGCAGGGTGCATGGTTCAGTCATTTGTACTGGTGCTATCACGGGTCGTATGGCTCATAGAAATCCTAACATGGCTCAAGTACCTGCTGTTTACAGTCCTTATGGTAAAGAATGTAGGTCATGTTGGACAGTACCAAAAGGATACAAACTTGTAGGTATAGATGCAAGTGGTTTAGAACTAAGATTGTTAGCACACTATATGGCTGACGAGGATTATGTAAATGAAATTATCAACGGAGACATTCATACAGCTAACCAACAGTTTGCTGGACTTAAATCAAGAGATGAGGCAAAAACTTTCATCTATGCACTCATTTACGGGGCAGGAGATGAAAAAATTGGAAGCATCATTAAAGGAAATAGAGCAGATGGTAAGCGATTGCGAGAACGGTTTCTTACTGGTCTACCAACACTTAGAACTCTTAAGGAACGAGTTGACCGAGCTGCAGAGAAGGGCTACCTTAAAGGGTTAGATGGTCGTAAGATTCTTTTAAGACACAAACATGCAGCATTAAATACTTTATTACAAGGTGGTGGTGCAATAGCTATGAAGAAAGCATTAGTTATATTAGAAAATAATATAAGACTAAATACTTTAGACGCAAAGTTTGTAGCTAACATACATGATGAATGGCAAATACAGGTGCTTGAAAGTCAAGCAGACTTTGTAGGTAGGCTTGGAGTAGAAGCAATAGAAAAAGCAGGAGAACATTATAAAATGCGTTGTCCTTTAACAGGTGAATATAAAATAGGAGACAGTTGGTATGAAACCCACTAAAGAAAACAGAAAGAAATTTGATATAGATTTGGCTTACGGCACAGTCAGAGAAGAAAAGATAGCAGAAATGCTTACAGATAAAAAGATAGAAGTTAAATCAGAAAAAGATATGTGGCAAAAAACAGGAAACATATGTATAGAATATGAGTCGTGGGGTAAGCCTTCAGGCATTAAAGCTACTGAAGCAGACTATTGGTTTCATAACTTATGTGTTGGTGATAATGAGTTCTGTACTCTTGTTTTTAAAACAGATGTTCTTAAAACTATCGTAGATAAATTAGATACATTTAAAACTGTATGTGGTGGAGACCATAAAGCAAGTAGAATGTTCCTTGTTAATTTACAAAAACTATTCTCATCGGATGTAATTAAAGCATTCAAGGAAGCAGAAAATGCCAAAGAAAAAACTAAGTAATTTAGTACCAGATATTTATGCCCTGTTAGATTCACTGACAGAAGGCAATGAGCTAAACATTTCAGAAAAAACTTATGAAGAGTTTGGTAAAGAAATGGCTGATGCTTTAAAACATTGGGCTACCCCTCAAGATAGAACATCTAAAGAAACACTTAGGATGTCTAACATAGGTAAACCTGAAAGACGTTTATGGTATGATGCTCACACACAATCTGATACAACAGAAAAACTAGAGCCTAACATACAGATTAAATTTTTATACGGACATTTACTTGAGGTTTTACTTTTATTCTTTGTTAAACTTTCAGGACATAAACTTTCTTCTATGCAAAAAGAAATAACTGTAAACGGTATTAAAGGACACATGGACTGTAAGATTAATGGTGAAGTAGTAGATGTAAAGACTGCATCAGGCTATGCCTTTAAAAAGTTTAAAGAAGGTACACTTAGTGAAGATGATGCCTTCGGATACCTATCACAACTTGCAGGATATGAAGAAGCAGAAGGTACAAGTAAAGGTGGTTTCTTAGTTATGAATAAAGAAACAGGAGAGCTTTGTACTTACATACCTGATGATATAGAAAAACCTAATATAGTTTCTAAGATAGATAACGTAAAAGAATTAATAGTAAAGGACACACCTCCTGATTTTTGTTATCCCACTGTACCTGAAGGTGTTTCAGGCAACATGAAGTTAGCTAAAAACTGTGGTTGGTGTCCTCATAAAATAGAATGCCATAAAGAGTCTAACGATGGTAAAGGACTTAGAGTTTTTAATTACGCTAAAGGTCCTGTATATTTTACACAGGTTGTTAAAGAACCAAAGGTTGAGGAAATAATATTATGAATCAAAGAAAAGCAAAACAAGTACGTAAGCTATCAAAAGAATTTGTAGTTGAATGGTTAAAGAGTATGCTTGTAGAAGAAGAACAAAAAAAAGTAAATGTAAATAACTTTGAAAAATATTTACCTGAAGAAAGACACTTCTATGCTAACAATAAACTTATGGTTTCTGCGTATACCCCTAGATGGTTTGCACAAAAGATAAAGAAAGTTAATAAAAACATTAATGATATTACTTACTCGGATGTTATGTAATGGTCGGATACAGAAAACCTAGGAAGGTTAGACCAAAAGAAAAAGACATACCTAAAGGATATGATTCTAAATGGGAACATACTTTACACACCACTGTTTTACAAGAGTGGGAACATCATACAAACAAAGTTCCTTATATAGTTGAGCATAAATATGAGCCTGACTTTGTAAAGAAAATAGGAAACAAAGAATATTTATTAGAAGCCAAAGGTAGATTTTGGGACTACCAAGAATATAATAAATATGTTTGGATTCGCAAAGCTTTAAAACCTAATCAAGAGTTAGTGTTTTTATTTCTTAGTCCTTATGCACCTATGCCACAGGCTAAGAAGAGAAAGAATGGAACGAAAAGAACCCACGCTGAATGGGCTGAAACAAATAATTTTACATGGTATAGTGAAAATACTTTACCTGATAACTGGAGAAAAGATGAATTATAAATTTAACGAAGATGAAATAATAAAAGACTTACAAAGGTATGTAGATGCTACGTATGGCTTACATTATTCTAATGGTAAATATCAAGCCACAGATATGATAATAGATGCAGGACATGGAGAGGGTTTTGCTATAGGAAACATCATGAAATATGCTATGCGATATGGACAGAAAGGTGGTAAGAACAAAATGGACTTGCTAAAGATAGTACACTATGCTATAATAGCTATACATTTACAGGACAACGAAGATGATTGAAGATAAAATAGGAACTAAGCCTTACTTAGGAATTGAAATAGACTACGATAAAGAAAAAACATTTGATAAATTTAGTTTAGATACACTCAAAGATAGATATTTTTGGGAAGGAGAAACACATGCACAAGAAGCATTCGCAAGAGCCTCAGTCTTCGGAGCAACCTTCAAAGGCGAGACAGATTTTGAACTGGCTCAAAGACTTTACAACTACAGTTCCTCTCGTTGGTTCATGTTTAGCACTCCTATACTTAGCAACGGGGGTACAAGCCGTGGGCTTCCTATCAGTTGTTTCCTTAATTATGTTCCTGATAGTCGCAGTGGTTTATCTGCTCACTATGACGAGAATATATGGTTGGCAAGTTCAGGTGGAGGCATCGGTGGATATTGGGGCGATATTAGGAGTAACGGTATTTCTACTACTCATGGCAGTCGTTCTACTGGCTCAATTCCTTTCATGCATGTAGTAGACTCACAGATGTTAGCCTTTAATCAAGGCACAACAAGACGTGGTAGCTATGCAGCTTACATGGATATAAGCCACCCTGAGATTGAAGAGTTTATAAACATGA